GACAACCATTACGGATTACCTGTAGAACGTTCATCACCCATATCTGCACTAAGCAAGATATTACCCATTTCATAGTCACCATTAAAGGTGTTACTTTCAAATCTAAGACGCATTTCACGTCTTTGTTCACGCATATCAATTTTTAGTGTTGTTGGATCAAATGAGTAAGGGCTTGATGTGACATCATTATCATCTGCATAACCTTTACCTGTGACATAAAGATTCATAGAACCTACTTGTTTAAAGTCAGGTTCAACTCTTTCCAGTCTAATCCATCTATTATCGCCTGCTAATTGACGGTTTCCAGGGCCTCCTGTGACCCATCCAAGGTTATTAGTTTCAATAGTACTTTGTACAGCATCAACAGTGGTCAGATAAATGCTATCTTTACCTCTCTCATGCTGCCAAATTGTATAACCACCTGCTGAATTAGCTTCCCAGCCTGCCCAAATAGGATAGCGGAACACTTCAGAGAATAAACCTGCCGATCTTCTGGCACCTAAGGCTTGTCCTGCATCATACCAGACTTGTTCTCTTACATTGTAGACAATAGCATCAGTGCATTCAGTAGCATTTCCTCTTGGATAAAACCACCAAATTTCGCCCCATCGAGGAATCTTTGTACACCAGATCTTTTGACGTTCATAATAGTTGAGATTATCATAGAACCAGTTTAAGTTAGTTTGATTAGGTACTTCTTGAACAACACCGTTGTATGACAAGAATCTATCTACGCCTGCCCAATAGTAAATACCATCATATTCGATTACAGATTGTGATGACAGAATTGATGATTGACTGCTAATAATGTCATAACGCCAATAAATTGTGGATGTTCCAACATTCTGTGGTGCATAAGACACACGAATCAGTGAGTCTAATGACCAAAATAACCCTGAAGGTGATGTCGTACCACCACGAACCGGCATGCCTTTAACAACTTTTGTGGCTGTTGGGTTAGCAGCATTAGCATCCGCAGCTACCCAGTTATTGAAGTTTCCTGCCGATGAATTCTGAATTAGACCGTTGTTCCCATACACAAACATATATGGGTAAATCATACAGCATCCACCGGACACTGAAATATTATTATTAAACGTAACTGTCACACCAGAACTAGTTGTCATTGAGTTTGACACAGTGACTGTAGTCTGTGGTGAAGGTGAAGTAACTACAGTCACAGCTGTGACTGTAGTGTTTGAAGGAATTCCTGAGCCAGTTACTGTTTGTCCTACACCAATTAAATAGTTAGTTGCTGCAATTGTGATTGTTGTGCTTGATAAATTACCAACTGCAGTAAACACACCAACTTGTGACATTGACCCATAAGGAAAATTGCCAATTAAGACAGGTGTATTAACAGTACTGTCAATATTTGATAAATTTTGTCCAGGGTGGCCAATTACTGTAAATGCGCCACTGCCATATGAGTCATATGAAACATCCCACTGCCATAGATTGTTTGCACTAGCTGTAAAGTTGCTTAAAGTAACATCAGTTGGGCCTGAACCAGTAGCATCATCATCGTCAGTTTGCCAAGCGGATACTTTACTTTGCGACCCTGAATACACATAATTAATGCCTGTTTGCGATTGCATAACCATGCCACGAGATACTTCAGGTGCATTCAAGAACATGGCATTGTAGCCACCCATCTTTCTTGGTCTGCCACGTTGAAAACGTGTCCATATACCATCAACATAGCGAACAGAGTCAAACTGCGTACCATCACGCTGAATACCCGGCTGTATTGCTAATGATATAACTTTAGCGGTCATTAGAAGGTTCCTCCAGATATGCCATTAAAAGCTGTAAAACCTGAAGAATTAAAGAAACCTGCAAGTGAACCACTTACGACAAAGCCTAATTGTCCTGATGAAGGTAAATAAATGCCTGTTGTAGCATCGCCTAAAAACTTTAATGATGGGACTGCAGTCGAACCATTACCTAATGTAAGAGTGCTAAAGCTACTAGCTGTTCCAGAAGCTGCATTGTACACGTTTGTGCCATCGCATACAAGAATTAATGTACCACCTTGTGGTACAACAACAGATGCACCTCCTGATACTGCTGTTTTTAAAGTAAGTGTATATGAGCCTGTTGTGTTATTGATTACTGAATATAACTGAACAGTTGAAGGCACAACAATGATTTGATTAGATGTAAGTACACCAGAATATTCTTGAATTGTGTTTGCCGCTTGTACTGATGTTAGTGTAGTTGTTCCACCACTAACTGATAAAGCCAATTGTGTATATGCAAACTGATTTGATCTTCCATAACCAAAAGTATTCCAACCACTACCAGTTGAAACAAGAACTAATGACTCAGTTAATTGTAATTGTTGATTACTATTACCATTGATTGTGTCAGTACCAACAGGTGCAAGTGTGAGAATGCCTGTGCCATAGTTACCTATATTGACAAACCAATTAGCACCCACTGTTGATGAAGAAGGTAGAGTTAATGTACCTACTCCACCTTCCCATATTGCAAATGCTGCTTGATTTGCAGCAGTTAAATAAGTACTTGTGTAATATATAGTAACGGGATATGACTGATTTAATGTGTTTGCAATTGCATTTAGTCCATAACCTGCTAAAGTACCTGCATTTGCAGCTGATGTACCTGTCCCAAATGTAAATGCATCCCATGTACCATTGTTTGTTGTATTATCAATTAGATAAATATACTCAACAGCACCTGCTGCAATATTACAAATTGTGGTTGTACCATCATTAACTTTAACAGAAAATGGGTATGAGCCAATGTTATTAATTAGTACATCTTGTCCGTTTGATACTTGATAAGCCGGCGGCATCAGTAATGAGAACCCATTAGCTGTTGCACTTACATTCATAATCTGTGCGGCAACTGGAACATTTCCGCCTAAGCCGTTGATTGACCAAGAAAGAGATGTATTAGCCGAGATTGTAAGAGCTTCAAACCCAACCGACGACGGTTGAATGGATTGACCAGTAAATGGGTTGGTGTATGCTGTCATGGTTAAGAATCCTGTGCAATAGTTTGACGATCACCCAAACGAAGCAAGTCTTCTGCTTTCAAAGCATCCATCGCTTCTTTATACTTCTCTTGAAATATTTGACGCTGATCATTTTTTAAGAATGGCATTGCTTGTAAGAGTGTCCCATACAGCATTGCATTTGGCGCATTTTGAGTTAGCCAATTTGTTTGATTATCAGATGATAAAGGCTGAATACGCTCATAATAAAGGACTTCGAATGTATAAGCCTGATCAGGCGTAGGAGCCACAATCCAATGCTGATAATCATAATCGGCATAATAAATGGGTGTTGCTTGAGATGTTGCGCTTGATGCATATGATCGTATATACTCATACTTCCTCAAGTACACAGGCTGAATTGTGCCACTATTTGTCAAATTCATTGATACCGTTTTACGCCATCTAGCAGGTTTAGCAATGACTGCATTACCGGCTTGCATTACTGACTCAACAACTTGCTGTTGACCTAGCGTTTTAATTTGCTGAGCAATCTCGAACTCACAAAGAGTAATGAATGTAGGTATCTGAGCTGTAGTTGCCGCATCGCTACGCTCTAAATATTGTAAGACCGTAGAGGTTAGATTATCATACGTCAGAGCAAATGAAGCGGTCATGATTATCCCTGATTGCTAATGAGATGATTATAAATGGATTATGACAGAATGGCAAAAGCTTTGCTGGTCAAGTTCTTTCTGTCTTCAAGACCAATCAGTCCTCCATTTACAACTTTGCATAGTCCTTCTTCATTGCCTGATTCAGCCAGTCGATTACAACCATGCGTTGACCAAAACCATCCTGCACTCATAACTGCCCACATAGGTGTTGCTACAAGATCAGGGTTTCTTACAAAATCCTGACCCAAGGCTTGCCCACAATGCCAATAGTTGTCATGGAGTGTGAGCTGAATGCATCCTCTGCCTCGGTATAGCCAACCGTCTCCGCTGGCTTCATTTCTATTACCTCCTCGGTTAGCATAGATTCTGTTGGCAATCTTTTCTGGTTTGTGAGCAAAAAGGGCGTACTCGTCAGGTTTAAAGTGGGTATGGAAGAGAGCTTGAAGGGTTTCTGCTCTATAGTTAAGATTTTCTGAAAGGACTTTGAAGTGGTTGCACTCGTGTGAAAGCTGTCCGATAAATGCGGCCTGTTCTTTAACGGTAAAAATGCTAAACTTTTGGATAGTTGCATTTAGTGGCTCCACCCATTCTGGCCCGATTTGTAGGGCATGAAGTTTTTCTGCTGTAATCATTTCACACCCTCATTAACTGTCTGCATCACTTCGTTGTACTGACTGATGCAGGCGTTGAGCTTGACGATTGCTTTGTCTCCGTCTGAAGCGATGGAGACAATATCTTTAATAGCCTGTCGGTCAGATTCGGCTCCATTGGTTTGATTTCCATTGGGGGCATCTGAACTGGCTTGTACACCACAGGTGGAGGGGAGGCGCAACTCGCCAGCATCGATACGAGCACCAATGTCAGCCTGCTTGGTCTTAATATCATCTTTAGCCTTTTTCAGTTGGCCGGTGGCTCTTGCAAGCTTTTGTCCGAGCTCTGCTTCTTTTGCACGAGCTTCTCCATTAAGGCGCTCAATTTCTGCTTTATCTTCTGCAACCCGTCTTTCATAGCCGTGATGATCTGAGACATAGTAACCTCCTGATATAACCAACAACAAA